CCCTTATGCCTTTTTCACCACATGGAAATAGAGACACGAGGCCTTGAATATATGGAAAAAACCTATAATTTCAACACACTTGATGAAATAATTAAGCTGTTGAGCGAATATCTGAAATAAAAAACTTCTTGACTTTTTCCATAATTGGTTTATCATTTTCCTATGAAAATGGGCAGACCTAAAAAGGAAATTGATCAAAAAATCTTTGAGGGTCTTTGCGGATTACAATGTACCAGAAATGAAATTTTAGAGTTCTTTCACCTAACTGATATGACCCTTAACCGATGGTGTAAAGAAGTTTATCATGAGACTTTTTCGGTAGTTTTTGCAAAAAAACGGGGAGCAGGGAAAATAAGCCTCCGAAGAACCGGGTTTAGACTTGCCGAAACAAGCGCAGCCGCATGGATATTTCACGCAAAAAACTATCTTGGCATGAGAGATCAACCTGATATTACCCAAATAGCACCAGAAGATGCAGCTCGTAAAATGCGAGAACAAGCAAAGGCCATGAGGAGCAGGACGGATGGATATCCCTCTAAGATGGACTGAATTCCGGCCGCACCCGGCAGGCGAAGCTTATAGCCGGAGCCCTCATAGATTCAATGTCGTCAGTGCCGGTAGAAGGTCCGGCAAGACTGAGCGGGCGAAGCGCAAAACCGTTATTCGGGCAATGGAAGCCGACACAGAATGGGCACCGCGTTTCTTCTTGGCCGCACCTACTAGAGATCAAGCACACCGTATTTTTTGGGATGATCTTAAAGCACTTGTGCCCAAACAATTCCTTTTTCGCCGCCCTTCAGAATCAAATCTTATGGTATCCCTTATCAATGGCGCTGAAATATGGGTTGTGGGTATGGATAAGCCGGAACGGATTGAAGGCCAGCCGTGGGATGGTGGCATACTCGATGAGTTAGCGAATATGAAGCCGACAGCTTGGACGCAAAACGTAAGACCGGCATTATCAGACCGGCAGGGCTGGTGTGATTTGATAGGCGTACCGGAAGGCCGGAACCATTACTATGAAATTGATCGGGCGGCAAAAGCATTGATGGCTACAGAAGGGCCTAAAAGCGAATGGGGTTCTTATACTTGGTTTTCATCGGATATTCTAACGCCGGCGGAGATTGAAGCGGCAAAGCGGGACCTTGATGAACTGACTTATCAGCAAGAGTATGAGGGATCGTTTATCTCCTTTGAGGGCCGGGCTTATTATGTTTTTGACGAACGGATACATTGCCGGCCATTGAAATATGAGCCTAAACAGGCCCTTGTGCTGTGCTTTGATTTTAATGTTGAGCCTGGAGTTGCGGCAATTATCCAAGAGCAGACCCTCCCGAATGGCCTTGAAGGAACCGGCGTCATCGGCGAGGTCCATATTCCAAGAAACAGCAACACGCCTGCAGTATGCCGGAAGATTGTCCAAGACTGGGGCGAGCACAAAGGGAAAGTCGCCTGCTATGGGGACGCAACCGGGGGGGCCTCCGGGACGGCGAAAGTTTCCGGCTCGGATTGGGATTTAGTCAAGGCGGAATTAAAGCCCGTTTTTGGTGAGCGATTGATATTCAGGGTAAAAGCGGGAAACCCGCGCGAGCGCGCCCGGATCAATGCAGTCAATAGCAGGCTGAAAAGCGCAAGCGGCGAAATCCGGCTCATGGTGGACCCCGCGAAGGCGCCCAATGTGGTTAAGGATTTTGAAGGCGTGCAGCTCCTAAAGGGCGGCTCCGGAGAGATAGACAAGCGATCTACGCCGATGCTGACGCATGTTTCCGATGCCATAGGATATTACATCGATTTTTGTTATCCGGTCACGCCGCAAATCATGCAGAAAATAGCACTTGCAGGAATTTAATGGAAACTAATTGCATGATTAAGGTAGAATAAAGACATGAAAACATCAGGAATTTACTCCATTATAAATACGACCAACGGCAAGCGGTATGTCGGATCGGCCATTGATCTGCGCCATAGACTATGGGATCACAAGCGGAAACTTGAAAGGGGAGTCCACAAAAACGCCCACCTTCAAAACGCGTGGAACAAATATGGACCTGGTAGTTTTAACTTTGCGATTCTGCTTTGCTGCCCGGTGGATCAAATCCTTTTGCTTGAACAGCAAGCCATTGATGAAAAGGCCGAATATAACATTGCTTCGGTAGCCGGAAATTGTTTGGGTGTGAAGCATACCCTGGAGACGCGGGCGAAGTATTCAAAAGCGCGAACGGGACAGCATCCAGACAAAGAGACACGGGCAAAAATGGCCGCAGCACAAACAGGTAGGCGACATTCCATAGCAACCCGTGAAAAGATGAGCGCATCCAATAAGGGCATGAAGAAATCTCCTGAATATCGCGCCGCAATGAGTGCAGCCAGAAAAGGAGAGGATGGACCTTTTTGGGGGCGGCATCACACCGAAGAGACAAAACTCAAAATTGCAAAAGGGCAGCGGCGGAAGCCTATCAGAACAGGGTGGAAACACACGGCAGAGACAAAAGAGAAAATAAGGGCGGCTCATATAGGGAAGCCGAAAAGCCCAGAGTTTTGCGCTTTGATGAGCGAAGCAAGGAAGGGCGAAAAGAGCTTTATGTGGGGCACTTGCATACCTGAAGAAACAAAGATCAAGATGAGTGCGGCACGAAAAGCATGGTGGGATAAAAGAAAGGCGGTGAATGAATGAAGACGGTTGATACTACCCATCCAGACTATGATCGGCTGGTTGAACAATGGAAGAACTGCCGGGACGTGGTGGCAGGATCGAAAGTCATAAAAGACGCGGGTGTGCGTTACCTGCCCCGATTAAAGGATCAAGATGACGAGTCATATCAGGCATACAAAGCAAGGGCGTCATGGTTTGGGGCTACTTGGCGCACAATCTTAGCCCTTGCCGGGATGCTCTTTCGCAAACCTCCAGAGATTGAAGTGGCCCCATCTGTTGAACCTCTCTTGGAAGATATAACCCTTACCGGGAAAAGTCTGCATATTTTCGCGCAACAGACCGCTATTGAAGTATTAATAGTTGGGCGCATGGGCATCTTAGTTGATTACCCACAGCAGAATGTGGAAGGGCTCACACTCGCGGATGCACAAAAGCTCAACCTTCGCCCGATCATGGCTATGTATCCAGCAGAATCAATTCTGAATTGGAAGACCGAACGAATAGGGAATGCGACCGTGCTTTCTCTCTTAGTGCTGACTGAAGATGCGGAGCTGCCGGGTAATGAATTTGAGCACAATAAAGAAACGCACTACCGCGTCCTTGATTTGGCAACTATGGCCGGGAGTGAAGGCCGGGTGTATCGTGTCCGTGTCTTCCGCATCAATGATAAAAAGGAAGATGAACAAGTGGGAACGGACCTCTATCCATTCATGAATGGTAAACTGCTTGACTTCATCCCGTTCATCTTTTTGGGCGTAGACGATACCACGCCGAATGTTGACGAACCCCCACTCAATGATCTGGTAGACATAAATATTTCACACTACAGATTATCGGCAGATCTTAAACACGGACTTCATTATACTATCCCGACCGCATGGATAGCCGGATATACACCAGAAAATGTAGGAGATAAACTTTATATTGGATCGGCTAACGCATGGGTATTCCCAGACCCGCAAACGAAAGTAGGATTTCTTGAGTTTGCAGCACAGGGATTAGAACCTGTTTCTAAAGAAATGGAAAAAGATGAGCAACGTATGGCAATTCTCGGCGCTCGGCTTCTATCTGCTGAGAAGAAGGCCACAGAAACGGCGCAAACTGCCCAGATCCACCGGGCCGGCGAGAGCAGCATCCTTTCAAGCATTGCCCAAACTATCAGTATCGGATTGACGGAAGCCTTGAAAATATTCAGCGAATGGGCTGGGGTGGAACCGGATGATGAAACAGGGATTGAAATCAATGACGAATTTATGCCACCGGAAGTAACGCCGCAAGAGCTTCAAGGATGGTTGGCTGCATGGCAATCGGGCGCACCGGGCTTTTCGGATCAGGGATTCTTTGACCTCCTGAAGCAACGGGAATTGGTAGCGGAGGATGTGATGCTTGAAGATGAGCAAGAACGAATAGCGTCAAAACCCATTCCGAAACCAAAAACGGAGGAATAATTGAATGAAACCCTTAACTGACGAGCAAGAAATGGCGACAGAAGAAATCACAAAGAAATGGTATTTATTTCCATTTTGACTCTATCGATAGTGTTACGCTGGGAAGCGTTTGAATATTTGAATAAAGAGGCAATATAATAATTTTTAAAAACAACAAAAGGAGATAAATATGGGCATCCTAAGTGGGAATGATAAGCTTTGTGAAGATATTTGTAATGCTCTTGGATTAAAACATGTTATTATTCTTGATCTTCACATGGGTATTAATGAATCTGTGACGGTAACAGCTAAATTTTATCCAGAAATTGATGGTATAAGACAACTTATCCCGATCATGAAAAAATTTGAATTATTTTATCAAAATGAATAAAGCCGACCTTGTACTGATGATAGAAAAAAATGGATTTCGTTTAGTAGGCAATACTTCCCCTGGAGCCCCAATAGGGAATATTTATGCCTCTAATACACTAATTATTCAAAAAGGAATAGAAAAAGTACTGGAAAATGTAAGGGATATTTATGATTTAATGTGGAAGAATATCAATGAATAAAGCCGATTTGGCCATAATGGATGCGATGCTTGAACATCAAATAAACCTTCTTCGATTTACGGCGGGAGAGAGGGCCAAGGTTTTAGCGATCCTTGACCAGCTCCAGAAAGAGCTTCGCGTAAAGCTCTTGGGCGATTTGACTGATTTCGGGAAGGCCCGTGTCAATAAACTCCTCTCTGAATCCACGGCGATTATTGAGGCGGCTTATAAAAAGGCA